GCACTGAAAATACCCTTGGCAACCCCAAGACCACCCGAAACGATTACAGCACCTGTGGTGTTTGAGGACGCTTGGGTTGTGTCAAGTACGACTACACTATTGGAGACGATGTCCTCCACGAAAATATCTTTACCGTGAATATTTTTGGTGACCCCAAGACCACCAGAAATGATTACAGCACCTGTGGTTTTAGAAGTTGCGTCTGTCTGATCGGTTGCGTTGACTGTAGCACTGAAAATACCCTTGGCAACCCCAAGACCACCCGAAACGATTACAGCACCTGTGGTGTTTGAGGACGCTTGGGTTACATCAGTCACTGTAAGGCTGTCAGCCTCGACATCTTGTAGGTTAGCATGTTGTCCGTAAATTTTTCCAGCAACCCCTATTCCACCCGCGACTATGAGTGCACCCGTGGTTGTTGTAGTAGAGTCTGTAGTAGAACTTATGTAAGCATTCCCCACGACGTGGAGGTTTGAGGTTGGGTTCACCGTCCCAAGTCCGATAGACTTGTTCCCCACATCCACATACAGTGTACCACTGTCCACTGTGAGATCACCACTCACACTTGTGTTACCAGTCACTACTAGAATATTAGAACCAAATTCATCGACATACAAGTTTGAACCAACATCTAGAGTGTGCATCGGGTCAGTGTTCAAGATACCAACATTGGCTTCTGTGTAGAGACGACCATAGACGTGTACATTGATATCTTCGGATGTGAGAGGTGTGATGACATTACTATCAGCACTACTTTCAGTGAAACCTATGACTATTTCTTTGGAGGTTTCCAAAAATCCAATGGTGACATTGGATTGTGGACGTGTCATGATCAGACCTAGGTCGAGTGTCGTATCCCCAGATGTATTATTTTGACCCAACTCGATGATGGCATCCTTGATTTTAAGATTTTCTGTGGTGATCGTTGTCACACCCCCGTTTACAGTTAGGTTACCACTCAAAAGTACACCACCAGATATGACAAGGACATTGGATCCCGTGTCATCTATATACACATTCGAACCAATACTTAATGTGTGACCAGGTAGAAGATTCGAGACACCCACCTTTCCAGCCGTAACAATACCCGTGGTAGGACTTAAAAACTGTATCGTATTTGATGTTGTGTTACCACGGTCTGTTGTGGCGTTTAGAGTTTGACCACCGACGAGTACGTTAGCACTTTCACCCGATTCAGACAACTCACCCGTCTCCCGATTGTACATCATTAGAACGATGTTCGGGTCAACAATGTCATTTCTAAACTTCACGGGTGCCATATAGATACTCCCACTGTTTGGTGTCGTTATGAGTGTATTACTGGCGTTAATAATGATGGTATTTTCAGCCTGAACATCCGAGTCTGGGACATTCCTACCGAACCTAATTTTCGTGGATCTCTCCACTGTCGGCAAGTTCTTGACCATTTAATATAGTAAGGCATTTTAATTTGCATACAAAAGTCCAGCCATACCATTTTCGATGCGGAGGATGTTATAATTCACCGCGTATATAGGGTCGTTTATAGGCATGGACTCACTCATGATCTTTACTGAGTCTAAGCGACTGAAGTTGAGAGTGCCTGTAGGTTGGAGGGAACTTGTTGAGAGGCAGAAACAATAGAGAAAGAAGTCTGGGGAAGTCACAAAGTTTGTGTGGTAATAGCTCGTGACATCAATGAAATGTGGTTTACCCCACTTATAATTACCGACATCAAGTCCGTTGATGTTCAATTTGACTTTATTCGTGGGTGAAGTAAGTGCACCATTGGTCGTGGTGTCTGAAGATGCGAGGTACTTAATTGGGTGATTGAAACTCAAATCTTGTGTAAGACTCCGTGATGCGATGTTCTTTTGTACTTGGGTGATGAGAAGGTCATGCTTTCTTGAAGCAATGTTACCACGCTCCTGATTATCGAGATAGTAATAATTCGCAAAGCACTCTATATTATAAGTAGAGGCTGCAGTCGCCCAGTGAATTCGTATTTCGACGTTATGATAATTCAGGGCTACAAGGGGGAGTGCACATTTGGGTCCTTCACAAAAGAAAAAGCGCAGGGGGTAGAAATAAGAACGGGCACTTACACCGGGGTGTGTACCATTCGAACTCTTGGAAACATTTTGAGCGAACGTATCGATAGCAATTTTTTCGGTGAAGATTGCATCTTGAGTATCCACGAGGGATCCACCGATATAAAGTTCAACTTTATCGATGATCGTGTCCCATCGTTGGATATCTAGGGCTTGGGTGGTATCATCGAGTGTAAAATATACATGCCCGAGAAGGTCTCCAGATCGTTCGAATTGAACACTGGACATCGAATTGTTTTTCACCGCTCCATGGATTGTTTGTTTTTCAATGGATTGTGAAAAATTAGCATGCCTTTTGAATGTTGAACTAAAGAAAGAAATTTCAGGTTCACCAGTGATGTATTCATCCTGGGCACCGATTGCAATCAATTGAACAATACCAGCTGACATGGTATACTAGTATAAGGGGAGAAAATTACATATTAGGTTTTCTACACACGAAACGGAGAACTAGAAAGTTATCTTTCGCGGGAGTTGAGGGAACAATGGGGACTCCATTTTGATTTCGGATGGTTACATTTAACCGATCTACACGACGAATTGGATCAATATATTGTGTTACAATTGGGTATTCATCTTTATAGTTAATAACGAGATCTTCAGACTTTACAATACTCGCGAATGAATTGCGAATAATACTAAGGGGAGCCTGTCCATCGTACACATTAGAGGTTCGGTCACTGAAAATCGAATCAAGTTGATCGATAGATACATAACAGTGTTCGGTGGCGACATTAGAATTAATACGAGCGGCAAAAAGTCTAGCCTGAACAACATTCTTCAGTGGCTGGTTGAGAAAGCATGTGAATGTATTCGCACTCTCCTGTCCGATAGTGTCAACTGTTATAGTATGATACTCGTAATTGAGATCTGGAATTGTCTCAGTGGGAGAAGTAATGAGAGCCATTTATAGTTAGCTTAGATTAAAGATCCACCGATTCCATCCTCAATCGCGTACCCAGCATGGTCGGCGACGAGCTTTTGGGCACCGCATAAACCACCTGGGGTGAGACCCATCGAATAGACTTCATCATCCTTACCACCACCGGCGACACAGTTAATGTTTGACTTGAGATCAAAGATTGACGCCTCACTCACAGTCTTGATCCTGATTGGCCTGGGTTGATAAGCACTCGCATTACGGGTAAGCGCGAGGGCGACGATCAGCAGGATCATAACAATTATGGAAGTAATCCCATTACGGTTCGCTTGGTTTAGCTTGAACATTTATTATATGTATACATTTTTTTAAAGTGCGTTAAAGATATTTTTTTTAGTTTCTACATAGAGAGTAGATGGACGAAGAAATTATTCTCGACCGAGGAAATACTACTGTGATGAAATTAGATGCTGATGAGCAGGCTCTGATGGATGAGATTGAGATATCGGCTCCTCGTCGCAGACCTGTACCACGACCTGGTCAGACGGCATACCGCCCCCCACCTCAGCAACATCAAGAGGCTATGGATGCTTTTGTGAATCCTAATAAACAATCTGCCCCTCCTCAACCTCAGCAGGATGAGGAGATTGACTATGGTGAGGATGAACCAACTTTTTATGACGATGAACCCATGGAAGGTCCAGGATCCCAAGAGGATCAGCCTTCTAAGGGGTACACCTCGATTGACGAAGAAAAGTCAGACCTCATCAATAAACTTGGTCGTCTGGAGAAGAAGGGATTTGCAGTGAACAAAAGACTCAACGCCTATTCCAATGTCGATGAGTTGAGGTCTGAGGTGAAGCGAATTACCTATAGCATCGATGTGGAACAGTCAGTACGCTTCTCCCGGCGTATGTTGATCGCATGTGTGACTGGTTTAGAGTTCCTCAACAAGAGGTACAACCCCTTCGAGGTTCAACTCGAGGGTTGGTCTGAATCTGTCATGGAAAATGTTGATGACTATGATGGTGTCTTTGAGGAACTCTATGTCAAGTACCGCTCCAAGGTGAGTGTCGCACCAGAGGTCAAGATGATCATGATGTTAGGTGGTTCGGCGATGATGTTCCACCTCACAAACAGTATGTTCAAGTCGGTCATGCCCAACATGAACGATGTGATGAAACAAAATCCAGACCTCGTCAAGAATATGATGTCAGCCGTGCAGAACACTACTCGCGCCCCAGAAGGCTCTGCAGATGGTGCCCCTGTCGGTGGTACCGGCAATTATGAGATGCAAGGACCTGGGGTGGACATTTCAAGCCTTATGGGTGGTATCATGATGCCCCCACCACCACCCATGAACACGACAATGGTTACTCCCATGACTGAGAGTGTCGCCGAGGAGGACGATGTATCTGATATTGTTTCTATTTCGGGTGACTCCACAGGTGGTGAGGTCAAAGAGATAAACTTCGGGGCTACTACCAAACCCAAACGGACTCGCCGAAAGAAGAAGACGGAAATTAATCTCTAATTACTATATAAATGATAGCGTACTGTCCGCTGGAGGAACTGGAACCTCCCAGCAGGACACAAAAGTCTATTGCAGAGCCAGAAGAGATCAAAGAGGATATGCCTCAGATTGGTCTCGAAGAAACCGAAATGAATTACGTCATCATGGCATTCATCGCCGGCGTAATTATATTAGCCGTCTCTGATGCCACCAGGGCGTAAATGTTGAATCTACCGCGGGGTCTCACCCCCTCGTAGTAAATTTAGTATGTAAAGGTTTTCTTAGATTCACTATCATTATTGAATTTTAT